ACTAAACGCGCAAACTCTGAAGCTATGGCAGCAGGAAGGCTTAAACTCTTCACTTTATCTGTAAGCCAATCCGCTCGGTTATTATATAGCTTTGTCCATCTGGTAATTGCACTTTCCATACTGCTTGAGATAGAAGTATCAAAGCTTTTATTTTTAGGTGCCACTGTCTTGACAATCTGCTTTAGCCATTCAATCGTTTTCTGAAACAACATCACTCCTCCAATCTAACCATTTGAATTTTTTACGTAATACTGTGTTACAGAAATAACGGACCTCGTCCATAGCGTGGTCATTTTCCTTCAACACAGTATCGGCTGTTTTCTTTTCATCCCACCTATATAGACCAAATTCACGTATACAGTCTTTACAGCTTGGGTCTATACGTATCATACCTGCGTTTAACAATGAACTTGTAATACGGATACCGTCAATAACACTGTTAATTGCAGGTTTTACTCTAAATTCGCCATGTCTGCGGATACACTCGATAAAGGAAGCGGCAGAAGGATCAACTATAACTCTTGTAATCGGCAAATCTTCTACCAACTCAACCAGTGCTTGATAGTGCTCTTCATCCGTTCTTTGTCTGCCTTCTTTTCTACTATCGAAGTAACTTTCCCTTATGCGAGCAGCTCCCTCACTGTTAACTCCCCACAATCCCATAGAACACGGATTAATCGTACCGTAGTCAATACTGACATAGAACTCGTTATAGTCATTCATATCAACTGTTTTTATAATTGTTTCCTTTTTACTTTGGAAAAAGTCGTATACAAGTCCTTCTGCTACCACCCATAGCCCACGGATAAACCTATCATAGAAAACACCGGAATACATATTTTCATAACGTTTTTTTACCTTCTCAGATAAACTGTTGTTGTCTTTCATAGTGAAATGCAGGTATAAAGCGTTTTTCTCTTTGTGCTTTTGTATCCACTCCTTATAGAACCAATGTTCCGGGCTGTCGGGGTTGCAGTTGAACCAAAACTTTGACCCTTCTACAGAACATCTTGCCAAAGCTTGTTCTACAAAAGAGCGCGGCATCAGTGCTACTTCATCAAACATAACCCCTGCTAAGGTCATACCTTGTATCAAAGCTGCCGAACCTTCATCCTTACCACCAAACAAATAATATTTATTTACTCTGCCATCAAGAGAAACCACCATTAAATTTTCACTTTTTCTCTCTGTGATTTTACATAGTCCCTCAAATAAAGTAGGCAACTGCGTTATAACATTTCGCCGCAAACTCTCAATTGTTTTTCCGCATATGGCAAAGGTCTTTCCGTTAAAGCAACTACAGGACCACAAAATAAAACCAATTGACATAGACACCGTTTTACTGGAACGTATAGAACCATCGCATATAATTGCGTCCTTATCCTTATACCTTTCTGTCTGCCACCATGTCATTGTAAGCAATGACCTCGGACTAAACACCGCATACTTCATCTTCGTCTATCCCTTCCATAAGCTGTACACTGTCCTTTATTTTTTCAATCAAGTTGTTTTCAGCGGTTTCCTGCGCCCGATTACTATCGAACATCCCCAAGTGCCGTCCTATCTTTTCCAATGCGTCTAACTTGCTGTTAAGCCGTATCTTTACACCATCTTTTCCGGCTTCGATACTTGCAACGGCTCCTATTTTATCCTTTGGTATATCTGCGGTATCTTTCGGGATAACATATCCATTATAGATACCTACAAAGTCTGTTATTTTAGCAAACCCTATGGTTGCAAGCTCTCTTAGGACATCCTCTTGACGAATGCTCGTTCTCTCTTGCAATTCTTTTTGCTCTTTTTGCATGTATTTTTGAATGTCAACATTTGTCAACAATCTCTGTCCAATAGAACGCGCTGTTTTTTCGCTGTATCCTGCTCGCATAGCGGCTTGTGTTGCATTCAAATCTATAAGATATTCATCCACAAATTTTTTCTGTTTTTCTGTTAATTTAGACACCTCACCACCTCGATATATAATAGTAAAAAACAATAAGACCGTGCTTCTGCACAGCCTTATATTTGGACTAGCTGGCAAGGTCATGCCCTTGCTTGATACCACTACTGCGATATAACCAGCTATGTATATTCCGTGTCGCCAGCACGGATATTTTATGTGTGTTTCCGTGGAATGCCGCGGCACACAGGCGAAAAAATAATTAAATTGCTTTTTTGCTATACCAATCCGGTATAACACCACCATGTTGTTGTCTTATTAAATTTCTATTTTCTTTTACTTTTCTAAATGCTGGTACCAACCTTGTGATATTTGTATTAATTAATTCATCAGATATTCGTATTACATCCCACTCGCTTCCCAAAGCTAGACAAATTAAATTATCTCGTATTTGCTCTTTTTGTTCAGTATTTTTATTGTGATATAACACTCCATCGACTTCCAACACTATTTTTTCATCAGGCAAAACAAAATCAGCTTTATAACGCCCTAATTTAACCTGATGTCTAGCTTTAATATTGTTTTTAACAAGCTCAATAGCAACCATAATTTCTTCTGTACTATCAAACCAACCATCTGTAAACAATTTGTTGTGTATTTTTTCAAACGCCGTAGTATAACACTTAATATTCTTTTTAACTTTTTTAAATCTGCTAACAGCATTTTGAAATTTTCTTTCTTTTAATTCATGGGTTGCTATAACTCTATTTTCTTTATCTGATAAATATTTATCCAGTTTGCACCCTTTACATGTGAATGTTAAGTTCGGTCTATAAGAATATGTTAACATCGGTTCTCCGCACACATGGCAAAGTGGATAATATACAGTCATACCGTTTAGTTGTCCAGTTTTAATATTATCATTTAAAGCATCAACATATGACATTTCGATTATCCTTTCTGGTGGACTTCGCCCACCTTGACTATATCATAGTTTTTATAGGACATACTAGGACATGTTATGTATTTTTATTTGAATTAATGCCTTTCCATGTAATCTCGTAATATTTCGATAACCATAACCCATCATAACGGAAATTTTTTCCCACGTAAATCCATTGATATACCGATAACGTAAAAGCACCCTTAAAGTATCATCTTCTACAGTATGAAGTGCCTTCTCAATATCCTCTTTTACTTCATATAGCAAATCTATCTTTTTATTAATTTTTTCTTCTTGCTCTTCCAGCTTTTCAATAGTTGACTGTGTTCTATTATTTTCTCCTGTACCTTTCGGCATATCGCTGTAAGTAGGAGTTATTTTTGTACCAAGTGAAAATATTTCATCTTTTTCCATAAGCAATTGATTTACTTCTCTATCTATCTTCCTATATCTTTTTAGATATTCTTTCTTTTCTTTAGTCGTCATATCTTTTCTTCTTTTTCCTCCCTCTCAAGTCACTTATATACAAAATCACACAAAAAATCAGTACACTACCTGAAAGTATCGTACCTATCAAAAAGGCCCACCAGTAATGTAAAACTATAACGAAAGATATATGTAGCGCCAAAGTTATTGTTGATACTAAGCAGATGAAAGATGCTATTATGCAGAGAATGGTAATTATGTTTTTATTTTTCATCTATAATTCTCCCGCATTTAACACACCGTTTGAACTCTTCGACAATTCTACCTCCTTCAAAAATCTTCACTTCTTCTATATTGTCACTTCCGCATTTATCACATACTTCACTATTCTTTCTCCTATTCCACACCTTCGCAGCCTCTTCTTTTGCGCAGTAATCAAGGCTTTCTATAAAGGATTTTGTTTGTAAAGCGCATTTTTTACATAGTACCTTTACAGAGGATGGCGTTGCATCAATATATCTAGTTTCTTTCATTTCTGCTTCCCCGCCACAGCAGGGACATTCTTTTAATTTAATTTCTTTCATTTTTGTTCACCTTCTTTTTTCATCATCCAGACCATGCGTGCAATAGCTTCCGCATCATTTCTCTGTACTCCTTGGCTCATAAGCAACTTTATAAATCTTTTTCGTGTCATTCTGGTTCCTCCAAATCCATTTTTGTGATGATATACCCTTTGCATCTATATCCCCTACGGTAACAAGAAGCTACAGAACATTGGCGAACCCCCATCGCTTCGCAGGCTTCTTTTTCAGAATCGAACTTAATTTTCTCGTTTCCTTTTGAGAATACATATTGAACTCTGTTCGTTTTATGTAGCTTGCGAATATTCTTAATATTTCTTCTTCCTGCTTCGGAAAGGTTCACAGACATCGGGATAAAGCAACACGTTTTAGGACTATACTGCTTTTCTCCTCTTGAAAATAAATCCTTATCAATCGACATTTTGCCGTTCTTCATCCATTCAGAATATCCTGGTAATTTTTGAATATCTTCATAAAAGTTAGATAAATAAAACCATCTTTCACAAACAGAGCAATCCTTATAAGTTTTGCCTTTTGTTCGTTGCAATTGTTCCTCATCATAGCAACGACGCAGCATATCAAACCAAAGGGAATATACTCGTTTATTGTTTTTACTTTTAGTCCATCCAGCCGGCATATCGTTTACTCCACCGTACTTATTCTTTGCCATTATCGTCCTCCCGCATAAACGCTCCGCAATTAGGACAGAAATGCATATAATACAAGTAGTCTTCAAAAGACCACTCTCCTGTAAGTGAAAATTCAACTGCGCATTGAGAACATTTGGCGCAATCCTCATATTCATGTTCAACTAACTCCCATATTCCATGCGTTTGATTTTCCAGTATAAACAAATGCTCTGGAAGTAACGCCGTCCCTTCAACAAAATCCTCATCTCTTGCATTGAGTACATATTCTTTATTGACTACAAAAGTATCCTTATTAAAAATAAATCCTTTTTGGTATCTATACATTTTTCATTCCTCCGGCAAGCTAGGTAATGGCATCCAGTGGGTGAGTTTTGTAAAAAAACCATCTATTGACGTGTAAAACTCTCCATCTGAAAAGTGAGCTATGTCCACAAGTTTTTCCCCACCGTCTTTAAAGTACAAAACAACAAGACAATCGGTTGCTGTATCCGGCAGCCTATCTTTTACACTTATCCAACTCATTTTCGTAGTGCTCCTTTATCCGTCTAAATACATCGTCCGCTGTGAGCCAACCCGCCACACTGTCCCGTTCTGCTTCCTCTGGCGTTAAAAGCCCCATGATTTCCAGCTTGTCCACTTCTATTCCATAAGAACTGATACCCTCAACAACTGAAACAATACGGCTTCCGTCCATATCGAATTTGTTTGGATACTCCAAATGATAATGAATAAAATTTGATTCCGGATAACTTGTACATGTAAAGTCAAAAGGAATCTTTTCTTTTTCAAGCATTTGCTTTAATTTGAAAATTTCTTTATATTTACTCTCTATAAAATATATTGCCATATCACTCACCGCCCAACTCAGCGTGTATAAAAATACCATCTTCTCTGACTTGCATTAAAAATTCTACTTCCACATCCGACACTTTTCGAACAAATCTACTCAAAATGTCGATAATGTAAATATTTTTGACATTTCCGCTTTTTATACTGTCTAAAACTTCATCAAATGAAAGAATTTCTGCTTTCATATTGCTTTCACCTCCACGGTGAAATTATCGAAGTTGTCGCTCAACTCATCCAAAAGAAACTTCGTTAACTCTTGAGGGAATCGGTCAAATCCGCTCTTTAGTGTTTCTTCACTGAATTTCTCTGCTGTTTGAGTGTTAACTTTTCCTTTCAGCCTTACAGTATAAGTCCTATCAAAATTACAATTCATTCCCATTCTCCTTTTTGTCATAATTCGGTAGTTTAAATTCAAATAAAGTGAACCCCTCATCTTCTTTATTCATGAGTTTCTTTTCGATTTCATCTCTCAGGTCACCGAATAAAAAATTATCTATCTCATATACTATCCCGCATTAAACGAAGCCAAAACAACACCTTTTTCTATAGATTCATCAGCTACTCCAATTTTTTGACACTCCACATGACTAGGATTTTTCACCCAATCATCATTCCATTCCCACCCAGTATCAAAAAAATCTCCACCCGGGTGTATTTTGACTGCTTCTTCTTCACTATCCGCACAGACTATCGCTGAAATATACTCATCGTAACTCGCGTTATCGTCACGCTCAATTAAGTATAAGTTCATATACATACCTCTTTCATAAAATCTTTGTACATCATGCTTGATTGAATCCCTGTATTATTCTGATACTTCCCACTGTTATACAAATCATAGTCGCCTTTTATGGTATGATAATAAATTTGGCATACTTCAATATCAGGATAAATAATGAGTGGATGAATGCAATAAATCTCCAATGTCCAATAACCTGCAAAGCCAATGTCTCCGAAACCGGCGGTTATATGAATACACAATCCCAAACGACCTGTAGAAGAACGCCCTTCCAACATGGGTACATATTTACTGGTAGTTGTGAACTCTTTTGTTCTTCCCAAATACAGCTTATTGGGTTCTAACAGTAACCCTTCTTTTGGAATGATTAACTTTTTAGTCGGATTAGGCTTTTTCATATCCAGTATGTCATCTTCATATACCAATAACTCGTTATGCAGCGTTAAGTTATAGCTGTTTGGGTTTACTTGGTTACGATGGAAATGGTTTATTACAATATTTCCATTATTTATTTCTCTTTCAATTTCTTTTCCAGATAAAATCATAAATCCACCTCAATCCAGCACAATCACTTCACCGCAAAACGGACACGTTAGTGTTTTAGTTGACTCTACAACTTTACCTTCTGCATAAAATTTTATTTCCTCAATTTTTATTGTATCTATCAATTTAATGTATCTATTTAAGTACCACTGAGCTTTCTTTAAATCCTCGATTTTACTTGAACTTTCTTTTAACCCTGCACGACTGATATACTTAACAATATTTCCTAGATGATACCCCAGTTTTTTATCCTCTATGTAGTCAATCACTTCGATATTCCCCTGCGTATAATGAGATGGGTGGTTTATATTATCTTTCATCTAAATGCCTCCTAAATAAACTCGATTACAAGTTCTTTTTCAAAAGCTTTTGCTACACGCTCTAACGTCCTGATGCTAGGATTTCCAATGTCATTTACTAGCTTATTAATTTGTGTAATACCTACTCCTGATTTATCCGCTAAATCCTGTTGCTCCCATTTTTTCACTTTCATTAACGCTTTCACTTTTTCACCTATCGTCATTTATCATCACCCCATAACAAAGGTTGTCCACACTTAGGGCAACTTTCAACTCTTTTTGTTCTTGATTCGGTTACATATCCCAAGGAGTAACAGCAATAGGGACAAACATATAACATTTCATCAAAATAAAAAGATAGCTGTATGACCGATTCTGCTGCTGCGTTATTTCTTCTCGTTTTCATCCAAAGATAACCTCCCATCCATAATACGAACCATTTTTTTACATAGTTCACATCCATGTAATTCAATATCTTTATTAACCTTACCCATAGCAACCCGCAAATCGTCAAATTGTCTTCCTCTGGATAGCAACAACTTTTCTTTTTCGGACTGTTCTAAATAAGCACTTTTTATTTGTCCTCTTTCTTTTTGCGCCTGTTCCTTATCCAGATAACCTAAACGATAATCATGATATACACACCGCATAGATAGATACGCGATTTGTTCCGATTGCGCATGATATTTTGGTAGAGGTTGACTTTCAAACGCTAGTTTTTCTATTTCGTTAAAATCCGTCCACATATTTCACCTATTAATAAATAACCATAGTATACATTGTGTACATATGTATACAGTGACGTATACGCTCTAAACAACGCTGTTATGCGGCTTTCAAGATTTTGTGTACGTGTGTACGTTTTTTTTGAAATTCTCTTACGCGCGAGAAATTTTATATTATTTTTATTATTTTTATCTATATAATAGGGTGTGTTAAAACTTGTACACAACGTATACACGTATACAACCGCATAATTGCTAGCTTTTTTACATTCTAACTCGTATACGCAACGTATACATTAATCATCTTCTCCTAAAAAATGATAGTCATTTTCTTCGGTATCAGACAAAAGTGTTAAAGATACACAATTACAAGGAACTCCATTGATTCTTTTGGAAATCGTATTTCTGTTACTTTTGGTTTCAATTAACCTTTTTTGTTTGAGCCACGAAAGAAAAGAACTACTATTAAAATTGCCCTCATCACAAATACGATTAAATGCGTTTCTGATAATATAAACTTTTCCTTCTTCTAATCGTCCTAAAACTTCGGTTATCTCGCTACTTCCGCAAAATTTATTTTTGTTTTGAACAACATATTCGCATATGTACTCATAAGCACGCTGATTCACAGACACAGCCTCTTTGCTTTTTAAAAATTCGCTGATTTCTTTTACTGTTAACGCCTTTTCATCTTTAAAAATCCAGTCCGTTACCAACTTATCCGCAGTTAATACAAGAGCGGCAGCACCCGCTTGTTTCTCCATCGTATCTTCTGTTTTGGTCTGTGCGTAAATCTGCTCATAGATAATTTGTGCCGCTTCTATCATTTCAGGCGCTTGCAACAGTTCAACAAACGCTTTACCAGCAAAGCCGTAATTTGATTTTAAAAGATTTGCAACATAACGAGGGTCATCAAACAGTCTTTCTGTACACTCTACCTCTAAAATACGGTTAACCGCGCCACCACCAGACGAAGCATTTGTAATAGGCATTTCTCCGCTTGTAATGATACAATTCGACCATGTGGGAGTTTTATCTACTCCACCACTTTTATTACCTCTGGTGCGTCCCGCGCCCTCGGAAAGCATATAAATAGATTGGTCGAAGTCTTTTTTATCTTTTATGATTTGTAGTTCATCTAATATAAGCGGTAAAGAGTTAACGAAGGCAGCGGATTTTTCACGTCCTACTGATGTGCTGTTAAAAGTATGAATATATCTGCCAACTTCGGGATTCGCCCACACGCTGGCCGCTAACATCAACCCTACAGTTTTACCTACCTCTGTTCCTCCCCAAATGTGAAGAAAGAATGGCAAACCACCTAACGGCTTTACCAGCACACTGGCGAAACTTGCAGCTAAAATCAAGCGCGGAAATACATTTCCTGACCGTACCTTTTTGGCAAGCTCTAACCATATATCATAGTCACCGTAACACTGTACGCTTTCAAAATATGATTTAAAGTTCACATCTCCGTCAAACACTAAATTTTCAACATATGGGGAAAATCCTTCTCCATCAATCCAACCTAAACGGGAAACGCTGTTTTTTTCGGGAATTAAGTCGTAATTTAAAGATTCAACATCATGTAAGTACTGCACTAATAATTTTGAATTTTCACTTGTTACACCTACTCCAACATTGGCAAGCTCTAAAATTGAGTTATTACTTGCTAATGTCTTTTTATCCGCTAAAGTGCTACGCCACTGCTTTCCTTTACGATAAGAAATCATTAGTTTTTCTACTCCCGTATCAATGTTGACAAGGCGCATAATCGGTAAAATCGGATGATTACAGGCGAATTTTTCTCCATAGTCCGTTTCAATAGATACTCCAAACTCGTCAGCTCTCCAAGCCCCGCAGCTAAGTTCAAGTGCTTGTCCTTCAAACTGCGTCACACTGTCCAAAGCTATCGGTTTAGTCAACTTCTTTTTCTTCTTTACGTATTCTGAAAAAATTTTGCGAAAATTCTTAACATTGACCTCTTTAGCGTTATTTGACATTTGAGTTATAACACGCTCTAATGTAAAGCTATCATCTATGTACTGATATGCGTATTCATAAGGAGTTGTACTGCTAATATAATCTTCATAGGTATATATCGGTATTCCGTTTATAATCGATTCTTCCGTCACCCGTACACCTCCTTCCATTTTCCAAAAGTATTATATGTATCAAGCCAATACTCTAAATAATCTGTGTGGTGTAAAGCATATATAAAAGCAGGGTTTAACTGCTCGTTTTGTGTTTTCGGCGCCAATCTCTTTCTTTGCAGCCATAGTGTACGAAACCAACAACTTACAACATAATAATGATCTTTATACATCATTTTTAAATTATCAACTTTTTCTTTTTCTGATTGAATTTCTTTCCAACGAGCGTCTAAATCTCTTTTACGGCTTTCTGATTGTTGGCACAAACCAAGTCCAAAATCGTCATCTAATCGTATGATTGCGCTGCCAAAATCAATCTTAAAAAGATGGGCAACAAAGCTGATAACGTCACCGCCCATACCGCAGCCAAAGCAATAAAATGTATTGGTGTCGGTATAAATGCGTAAGCTAGGTGTTTTTTCGTTATGGAAAGGACACGAAATAAAACCTTTTTTAGGTTTATATCCGTATCTATCAATTACATTTTGGATAGTGATAAGCCGTTTTATTTTATCAACATTATTATTGTAGTAATTCATCTACAACACCGCTTTCCAAGCGCTCTTTTAGCTCATAATAAAGGGTTTTATATATCAGTTGTCCTGTGAGTTTTGGAGTGCAAAATAAGATATGTGTTCCGTATCTTGCTTCCCATGCTTTTAAGCTGGCTACCAAAGCCATAGGATTCAGCTGACTTCGGTAATTTCCTGAAAAAATATCTTCCCAACTGGTATTTTCTATTAGTAAATAAGGTTTTCCGCCTGTGCTTTTTAATCTGTCAAACTCACGCACAAACCTTTTACGACCACGTGTGAAATTGGAACATATTTCATCTGCGCTCATTTTACGTTCAATGACTACTTTATCCGCTAAAGAATAAATAATTCCGTTTGGTAATGTACACTCGCAGCTATAATCTCCAGAATCTAACTTTTGTCTTTTATGAGGACACTGCATTGATTTCAATCTTCTATGTAATGCAGCCGTTTCCTGTTCCCTAGTATCATAAATAACAGTCATACTAGAAAGACAATCTCTTACTTCAAATGGTGTCATGTAAACCACCCATTAAAACGGAAGGTCTTCATCATCAAGAAGTTGCACCGTTTCAGGCTGTGTACTTCCTGTAGGTTGCACAGTAGATTTATTTTGCAATGGTTTATCTTTAGGAATTTCAAATTTGTTTTCTCTAATTATACTTACAGATACCGCTTTACATGGTTGTGTTTTCCAACCACTTCTATTATCGTATTCCCACTCTTCACGTCTAAATAAACAACCAAACACTTTCCCTTTCAGTGTGGTTTCGTCCCAATCCCAGTGATAACCTTGGTTGCTTTCCTCAACCGCTTCTGTGAACGCTTTAAAAACGCTTATTGTCCAATTATCCTTTTCTGTTCCATCTTCTTTTGGCAAGTATAGTTTTAGGACACCTCTCCATTTTTTATCTTCCGTATTTTGATTTTTATAATCATTTTTGTAATAGTCTTGATATTCACCCTCTGCAATATCCAAACTTACATCCAGTCTTGAAAAATCGCCGTTCCTTCCACTAAAAGTCACTTCTTTTGCATCCATAATTTTTGCGACATATCCACCTGCCGGTAACGCTACAAAATCTCCTGCTGCTTTTACATTTTCCCAGTTATTAAATTTTCTCATTTTTTATTCTCCTTATTAAATGTTATAAAATTCTCTTATTTTGGTATCTACAAATTTCAAGTCGTTATCAATCGTTATGCTATCAAATAGCCCCACAGGACTTTTAACGGTATCCATGCCATTTGTTTGCGTAGTAAACATATATTTTCCATCTTGAACCAGTGTTTTTAATACGATGGTAAACATGCCTTCTAATGTGATTTTTTCATCTAACATTCTTCCGATTGTTTTAAATTTTTCGTTACCATTATTATCACGCTCTATATGCCCCAAAAAATAAACAATCACATCACTAGGCAAATCTTTTATGACCATTTGCACCAAATTCCAGAAATTCAATGCAATATCGGTAAATTTTTGATATCCGTTTGATTTGGCATTGCGCATAAATTCATTTACCATTAAATACTGTGCATCATCTATCACAATGGATTTTGTTTTTGAGCGTAAAATCACATCTGAAATTAAATTATAATCATCAGAATTAAATGGCTTTAAATCCGTTTTAAAAGGAAGCGGCTTATATCCTACATTAATAATGCCAAGCTCTCCATCCTTAAAATTTCGCATAGAAGTTGTTTTTCCGCTTCCCGATTCCCCAATTATGAGTACAGGAATCCCCATAAAATCACTCCTTTATTTTCAGCGGACACCGCTCTCCAATACAGTTCAACGGGTCAAGTATCCACTCGCTTGTTAAGCGACAGCTATATCTTTTATAGTTTTCTTCGTATTTTAAAAAGAGCCAGCACCAACGGCAAGCGATATCACCGTTAGGGAAATTTATTTCAACTTCCGTTTTTCCTTTTTTGTATGAGGATACGCCGTTACTCTTCATCTTCTCGCACCTCTCTCCAATCTCCGCTATAAAACCAATCAACAAGCATTTTTTCAAATTCATTTGTCATTTTTTCGTCCGGTTCTGCCAGTGGTCTTTTATCATATCCCAGCTTTGACATGGCATAAGCCACAGCTTCCTCTTTATATACCAGTCCGATATCACGATTTTTGCATATCCCTTGATATCCGATTAATGGCGGCCGCTTAAAAAGTGGATGGTCTTCATATTTCATTTGACAATACTCCTTTATACTTCGTTGCCCCAGCAATCCCAACCTTCTACTTGCTGGCGCGCGAAAAGCTCTATTTTGGGTAAATCCCCCATTAATTCAACGATTTTATCCCTTACAATGTCAGGTTTTTGACTATGAGAACGAATCTCAGATTCAACAATTTGGGACAAGCTTCTCGTTAAAAACGTTGGCTTTTTACCCATTATCCCGATTAGACACAACTCTGCATTGCCTCTTGTATAATGTCCAAGCCCAAGATGAATTTTTCCGTTTTTTGTTCTCTTTATCCAGCAAAAACCGCAAGTTTTATATGTAAAACCCCACGATTCCATTACCTGAAAAGCTTTATCTAGCATCGGCATTGTTATCCACATGAAAAGAATCGAATTTTCTTTTGCTATATTTTTAATCGGAAGAGCTTTTATGTCACTTAAATCCATAGTGTCATAAAAACTGGCAGCCCCCCTGATTTCCCCGTGAATTCCTTTCATTTTCATTTTATCTCGATACGACCAAGGTGGATCAGCATAGATAATGTTATACTTCTTATCTGTGTTGAAAATATCCACTACCATTGACACACATCACCTTCCCTTGCTATAATGAATATGGTTTTTATTGCTATTGCCCTTAGTAGGAGTTGCCGCTCCTCTGGGGCTTTTTCTTTTTTTACTTAAAAAGTGATGGACTACTGCAAGTAAAGTTATCCCTGCGATACATACAGCTTGTCCTATAAAAAAGCCTGCTGTATCAAGCCTGCCTTGCTCAAAGCTCCCGACTACACCAAGGGCTGATATAGTCAAGGCAAAAGTCAGTCCGATTGTCACCCAGTCAAATATCTTTCTCATTTAGTCATCTCCTATCACTACTTGTGGCAGCTTGAATTCTATGCCTATAAGCTTATACAAAGCACACAGCTCTTTAAGTGTCATATTAGAAGCATCTTTTATTCTTTGATTAACGGTACTCCTTGACATACCTAGCTTTATTCCTAGCTCTTCTACACTTAATCCTTTTTTGTCCTTGCAATGCTTCATGACACATGCTGCTTGCTTTTTATTTTTTTCAAGCACAATGTCTTTTCCATATGTTACTTTTGGCATTCTCTCACCTCCTTTCTGTGATTTTAATTAACATTTTATGTGAATCTAGTTCACTAGCTTTTCTATTTTTGTTTTTGCTTTGATTGCCCTCTCTCCCATATAGTGGTAAAATTTGTTTGGAGAGGAGGTGAGCATTATGAGTGAAAATGAATTGACTAAAGATGCTGAGTATATGTTGTGCGCCTTATATAAAAGCTATCTCGACAGAAGAAAAAACGGCGTTAATAAACATGATGCTAAAATGTTTGGTTCATCAGAAAATATTCATAAAGATTTTATGAATGAATGGATTTTTCAGGATGTAGATGAGACTTGTCGAGAACTCTCACGTGCTGAATATTTACATAACAAATATGCTGACAATATTGCTTATTTCGTAGTTTTATCTGATAAAGCGATCATTTATATGGAAACCAGATTTGAAAGAAAAATTAATAAAATAGTAGACTATATGGCTAAAATTAAAAATGTTATTCCTTTTGTTTAGATTTGGGATACTCAATACCAAAAGTCTCTGCAAACTCAAAAATCACATTTTCCCAATCATCTACAATTTCATTTAAATTTTTACGTCCATCTTTAAGCGTTTGCTCTAAGGTGGACATTCTTTTTTCCAGGTTTAAGATTCTTTCTTCTTGTGTCATGCTTGCTCCTTTCTTTTTTTAATTTGAAATAAATCATTTTGTTTCGTAATCGAAACTTTGTGAGCAAAAAAAATTTTCTGGAATTCCATATTTATTTTTAATCTTTTCAACTTCACTGATAAAGAAATCTGAATAACCGTTAATTTTATGCGATACACTTGTTTCGCTGATTCCTAAAATATTTCCAATATCTCTATAAGTGATTTCTTTTTCTTTCAACACCCCTTTAAACTTTTGGTATGGCTCGTGAATTTTTCGTTTCAGAGTAATCCCCCCTTTCGTGTGATTATATCATATCACAATAAAGTTTCGAAGTCAATAACATTTAGTAATTTTTTTTATCGAAACGAAACTTTTTTTAAATTCAACTTGAAAAAAGTTAATGAATATGATAATATTGTTACATAGGAGATGATGAATTTGTTTGGCGATAATCTTAAAAAAGCTAGGAAAGAAAAAAATCTTACATTAGAAAATTTAGCTGAAAAATATAATGAGAGATTCGATGCAGGATTAAGTAAAGGCACTTTGTCAAAATATGAAAACGGAAAGCAAGAACCTATGATAACGGTTGTAAATAACCTCGCAACTATTTTGGGAGTAAGTACCGATTACTTACTTGGAAACAGCCTTCCAGAGGGAGCTTTCGAATATAATCCTACACATAAAATACCGATATTGGGCTATATCTCCGCAGGACTTCCACTTTATGCCGAACAGCACATTGAAGGTTATACATATACAGAACTTAATGGGGGCGCGGAATACTTCGGGCTTATCGTAAAAGGTGATAGCATGAATGCAGCTATGATTTATCCCGGTGCTACTTTGATTGTACGTCGCCAAGAAAGCGTAGAAAACGGAGAAATAGCTGTTGTTATGGTTAACGATGAAAACGCCACAGTAAAACAGTTTCGCAGAGAAAATGATATGGTTATACTAGAGCCGAAATCGACAAACCCAATCCACCAAACACAAATATATAGTTTGAAAAACACAAAAATTCGTATTATAGGAAAAGTTGTTGAAGTTAAATATGCTATACAATAGAGGAGAGATTAAATTTATGAAAAAGTTATTTCCATTACTTATAGGTGCAATATTGATATGTGCCGTTTTTACAGGATGTTTTGGAGGTACAAATACATCAACTTTTGAAGGAGTTTTGAAGGCAACAAACGCTGTGTCTGGGGAACTAAATTCATCATATTTTTATGATACTTCAAAAATCGGTGCTGATGGAGTGAATCCGGTTGTGGATGGCTTAAGTATACAAAGTGTTTCAAAACACGATACTTACGAAACAAAAAACCAAACACTAAATAATGTGATTGTTTTTGATGTTACTGGTGATTTTTCATCACTAAAAGACTATATGTCAAATAAATCAACAATTCAAACGTATGATACATCAGGAAAATCAGAAACAAATTATTCTAGTGCAGTATATGCTAACGGAGATAAAACTTATTTATTGTTTTATAGTCCAGATAGCGTGGATCACCCCCGCACCTGCGGGGAAAACGGAAAAGCTGGAGAGCTGGAGCTTTCCAAAGTAGGATCACCCCCGCACCTGCGGGGAAAACGCTATCTCATATACTACAGGCACAGTCACGGAGGGATCACCCCCGCACCTGCGGGGAAAACTAGCCCGAGCAGTGGGAGCAGAGTTGCACATAGGGATCACCCCCGCACCTGCGGGGAAAACCGGCACGGAAAAGTGTTGATATAGTTCCGAAAGGGATCACCCCCGCACCTGCGGGGAAAACATGCTCGCTGCACGATTGACAGCAATTTGAATAGGATCACCCCCGCACCTGCGGGGAAAACGCTCTTTAAGCGTCATATTAGAAGCATCTTTCAGGATCACCCCCGCACCTGCGGGGAAAACATTCCGCTTGCAGTAGGTGCGGCGGGAATCTTGGGAT